GACAGCCTTCCGAAAGAGCGTCGCCAGGGCATCGGCTGCGGGGGCGCATCGAGCGCGAAGACGAATCGCTGCGGGCTCTACGGTGATCTCAAGCTCTCGCACGACCTGCACGGCATCCAGGCGCGTCGCCAGCCTTGAGCCGACCGACACGGCCGCCACGTCGTCGACTGACACGACAGCGATGCTTGAGCGCGGGTCGTACTCAAGAACTTCGTAGACCGAGGGCTCGACGTCTGCTTCGGGACGGCTTGCGGCGACCTGAGTGACGCCTACTGCATCCACCCACCACACAGCGCCTTGCAGCGCATCCTCAAGCGCTCGTGACGCGGGTCCCGCGGTGCGCACGTAGTCAATGCCGAGCGCCACGTCGCCGACTTCAGCCGCGATGTTCACCGTCTCGCCCGACTCGCGCGCAGCGTCTTCGATCACGAGGCGCGCGCGAACTCCAGCGTCCGAGTGGTAGTGCTTGGCGCGTAGCGACTTGCCCCACGAGCCAGCGCCGCCGACGAGCAGCACCGAAGCGCGCTCCATGTGCGTCCCACCGCGTGCCTCGTCGACCGTGCCGCGCCACTCGCGCTCCCCGATGCGAAGCGTGACCAGGCCCGTGATCGCTGGGGCCAGTTCCATCGTCACGTCGGCCCACCACGCGCCCCGAGCAGGGATCGTGATCGTTGCGGACGAGACGGCTTGTCCGTCGAGAGTCACAAGCGAGGTCATGGGATGAGCCCTCCCGCTCGCGATTCCGCCGCGAAGTCATCGGATGCGCGCTTCAGTTCGTCCATCGCTTGGCCCTCTGCGTAGCTCTCGACGCGAGGCGCACTTGAGCCGATTGGAGCCACCGCGACGACCGGCCGACGGAACTCCTGGCACATGATTTCGATCGTCCACTCGCCCTCGGGAGACGTCTTCACGGGCGCCTTCACGTCCTTGATGACGCATGCCGCGATCTCCACCTCGGCAAGCTGCGGGTGCACGATGTCGAGAGCTCGAGCGCGCTCCCCAGCGGGCGGGCGAAGGACCGTCGGCTTGAACTCGGCCCACGCGCTCCAATCGTCGACGGTGTAGAGCCGAAGACGAAGCGTGAAGTCTGCGAGGCGCGTGCCGCGAAAGACGACTGTCGAGCCCGAAAGACCGTAGCCGCGGCGCTCGTCCCATGCGCGTGGCGAGCCTGCGCCCACAACATCGCAAAGGCCTGGCGTGCGCTTGCCCGCAATGAGCGCGTAGTCCGTCGGCTGCTCGATAGGATTCCACGTCACGCGGGGGCTCCCGTCTCGGTCGCAAGGCCGCGAAGAGCGAGCACGAGCTGTTCACGAATCGACTCAGCGATCGACGGGCCATCGCCGCCGTTCGTGTGCACGTGAATCTCACCGATGGTCACGCCGCCGCCGCTGCCACCTCGAGGCGCACGAGGAGCCACCATGTCGCCTGCGGCACCGTCAGCGGCGCCGGACTCGGACTCAATGCCAACAGCAAGACCTCGCGGGATCTCGCGCCCGAGACGCGCGAAGACCCGCGAGGGCGAGTGGATGTCTAGGGCGCTTCGCAATGCGCCTGTGGCCATGCCCGCAAGGCCCATCACGGCGCCCCGTGCGGTTGGGAGCGCGTTTCGGATACCTTGCGCGAAGCCGTCCACGAGGCGCTTGCCTGCGTCGCCCCAACTTGCGCGCGACGAATCGAGCCACGACGCAAAGCTCTGGAAGAGGCGCCACATCGTGTAGAGCGCGACGATGGGCGCTGCCATGAACGCGCCAATGGCAATCACCGCAACAGCAACAGGAATCAGCGCGACAGCAAGCAACGCCGCGGCCGACGCGCCGAGCAAGAATGCGCCGCGCAAGAGCATCACCTGATCGACCGTGACCGGGCCGAAGGTGCGCATGAAGCCGTTGCGGATGCGGAGCACTGCCGTTCCGAGGCGCAGCACGGACACCAGCGCGCCAATGAGGAAGTGACGCATTGCCGTGCCCGCGTCCTCGCTCCCGCGAAGCAGTGGATTGAAGAGCGTTTGAAAGATGAGCGCGAGGCTCCGGCCGAAAACGCTCTGCTGCGAAAACAGGCTCGTCACCGCGCGGAGCCCTCGCAGCGCTGGCTCGATGTCGAGGCCGTCGAACAGGTGCCCGAAGTTCTCGCGTAGGCGCTCCATCTGCACGTCAAAGTCGAGAGCTTGCCGCTGAGCGATGCCGCCGATGCGCTGGCGCACCGTGTCTGCGAGCTCGCGCACGCTCCCGCCTACCGAGCGCGTGTGACGCGCCATCGAGATGAAGCGCTGCGCGTACCGATCACCTTGCACGCTTGCTGTGGTGCCAACCGCCTCGAGGGCGGCGGACAACTCCGAACCTCGGAAGCCAGCACGGTAGAGTTGCTCGCCGTAGCCGGTCACCTCTTGTCGACCGAGCGAGCTGCCCGCCGACACGCGGTCGATCGCTTCGCCCAACTCGCGCGCGCTTCCCGCTGCGCCGACGTTGTAGCGACGAAGAGTCATGAGGCCTTCGAGACGCAACATCTCGTTGCGGCGCGCGTTGGCGCTTGCGAAGGCGTAGGAGGCAAGCTGCACCACAAGCGCCGCCGTCGCCGCGGCCACGGCAATCGTCGCCGTCACAATCGCCGCGAGGGCTCCCGCGAAAGCGAACATGGGCCCCGCGACCGCTGACGCGCGAAGAGCGGACACGCCAGACGCAGCGGTGCCCAAAGGCCCGCCAAGCGACCGTGCCCCCTCGAGCAACTTGTCGAGGCCACTCGCCGCGCCTTCGGTGCCCTTCTTCGTGGCGCCGAATGCACCGCCGAGCGAGAGCCACTTCTCTTGCATCGAAGAGACGCTCGCCTTCTGCGCGTCGATCTGATCCTTCAGCCGCTTCACCGACTCGATCGAAACGTTGCTCCCCGACTTAAGGCGAGCCATCGCCGCCTGCATCTCGCGGAGCTTCGCGGTGCCCGCTTCGAGACGCGTCTTGAGCTCTACGAGCGAGCGCGCAGCATCGAGCGCCGGACGAGAAGTCTCGTCCTTCAGCTCAACTGCAAATGTCGCTCGCTCTGCGCTCACTTTGTCTCCGTAAGGGCTTGCCGAATCATTCGAAGGTCGTTGAAGGCCTCCGCGAAAATCACTGCGCCAGCTAGGGCTTTGGCGTGCTCGTTGTCGTCGTCCGCTTCCTCGCGACCAAGCGCTGCGAGCAGGAGAGTCGCGGCGCACCCGAGGTCTCGGCGCGCCTCATCTCGCAGCGCCTTTACTTTCCCGTGAGCGCCTGAGCGCCCGCACCGGCCAAGAGCAGCGCTTCGTTCGCGATGATGGTCACCGCCGCGGGCTGCTCCTCGAGGAGCTTGTTGAACGCCGCGGGGCTCGGGTAGACGAGCGAGTACTTCGCGACCTTCTCCATCTCATCGAGGCTGACCTTCCCTGCGTCGAGGAAGGCTTTGACCACCAAGCGCGCAGGGCGCTTCACGATCACTGCGCCCTCGGCCGTGAGCACGACCGCAATCTTCTTTGCGCCGTGCTCCTTCTCGGCCGCCTCAACGGCCGCGACTTCCTCGGCGCTGAGCTTCTCTTTCATCTCGTCGCTGAGCATCACGCCGTCTCCTCTCGGAACAGCCTCTTGCCGTCCCAAACGATGCGCATGGCGTCGATCTCGACGTCGATTGATGTCGGATCGACCGAGGTCTCCTCGCTCGAGACCGCTTGCCCCACAAAGACGCAGTCTTGGATCTCGTCGGTGATGACGCCGATCTTGTCCTCGATCCACTGGACCTGGATTTGAAAGACGATGTCGCCGAAGGACACGCCGTCAGAACTCAGCGACGCAAGCTTCGCGCGGAGCTCGTCGATGCTGCTACGTGGCCCCGAAATCGTGACTGGGTCGACTTCGTATTTCCCGGCCGTGCGTGTGCGCGGCATACCGCTCGTGCCGTAGCCCTTGCCGCGTGTCCGCTTGTCCGCGTAGGCGATTTTGGAGAAGCCGTAGAACTGCTCGTCCGCGACCGTCACCTTGATCGATGCGTGCGAGTAGTCGGTGCCGTTGATGCGTTTTGCGTCGCTCATGTCGTCCTCACGCCGTTTGGACCTGCAGCGCCGGGTTCGTGAACCCGATCTCTGCGGTGATGGTCTCGGGGTACCCAAGCGGGATGACGCGCGCCTGCCCCGTGAGCGTGCGCGTCGTAAGGATGTTGTCGGTGCGGCTGAGCACGAAGCTCGCCGCGGAGGCCTTCGGCGTTGTGAGAAGCACCGCCGCAAGCACAGCTCGAGCGCCGGCTTCGATCTGCAACGCATCCTCTTCGCGGATGAAGCCAGTGATGCGGTCCACGCGCACAGGCTTGTGCAGTCGACGCTGCAGGTACTGCAGCAGCGCCTCGTTCGCGAGGTTCATCACGCGGCGGTGCGGCACGAGTCGGAAGTCCGAGCCGGTCGCCGAGAAGATGCGTGGAAGGTTGACGTAGGTGCCTTGCACGCCGTCCCAAGTGCGGAGCACGTAGAAGCGCGAGTCGTCGAGACCTGGGCTCACAACCTCGTCGTGCTCGTCGGGGTTGCCGTTCGAGTCCTTGATCGAGATGGAATCGATCGGGCCAAGGTCAATGGCAGCCGTGTCGATGTGCTCTGCGCTGCCTTGCTCGAGCGAAGCTGCGACGAAGGCGACAGGGCGCTTGTACTTGCGGCCGCTGATTGCGCTCGTGTGCTTCACAGCGCCTGCGCAGACAACGCCGCATGTCGACGCCTTCGATGCGAAGATCGCGTCGAGTGCGGCCTTGTAGGTCGCCTCCGACTCGCCGATGGTCGGCATGCGAGCGCTGCCAATCCACATGCGATGCTTACCTACGGTGCGCATCGCGCGCACTGCCGTGTCGATGGCGTCGAACGCGTTGGCGTCGATAGCGCCAGCGATTGCAGCAACGTCCCAAGAGATGACCGCGTTCTGAAGCGCGAGAAGCGCCGCGGTGATTTCCGCGTCGTTCCAGCGAGCCGCCGTGGTGCGGAACGAAATCGTGTCGCCTGCGAGGAAGGTTCCTGCCGCGAGGTTGACCACCAGCGTTCCGGCTTCGGTCAGTGTGATCGCGACATCGGTGCCAAGCGCCGTCACGGGGCCAAAGTTTCGGCCGCCGTCGTAGGAGACTTGATAGGTGATTCCTGCCGACCCGCGCGTGCCTCCAGTGATCACCTTGATCACAACTTCGTAGTCGTCGTTGGGCGCCGGAGACGCAGCGATCGTCGCGACGATGGTCCCCGTTCCAACCTGCGTAACCGCAGTGGCCGTGCCCGCAACGGTTGCGCCCGTCTTCACCACGACCGCTCGGCCCCTGCGGCGGATGTGGTGCGCGGCCATCTCAACCATCGGGCCCTTCCCGAAGGCTGCGACGAGGTCAGTGATACGCCCATAGGCTGCGGGCGCGTTGGCGGTTCCAGCGCTGGACGCGCCGACGACCACAAGCATCTTGTCGCCGCTCGAAGCGAGAGAGCCGAGGGCTCCATCGAGCTCGGTCAGGTTCACACTTGGTAGACTCATGGTTCCTCCGTCACGATCGCGTCGCTCGCATCAAGCAGCGAAAGCGTGGTTGCGCTGTTGGTCGTCGACGTGTCGACGTCTGCATCCGGCACCATCGATTCGATGGCGATCACAAGGCGCACCGCAGCACCCGCGCGGCGCTCGTTCTTGTCGTTGACCCATCGGAGCCCACGCATGCTCACGCGCGTGTGCGCGGACAGGTACAACGCGCGCAGCACGTCATCGAGCAACAGCCGGCAGGCGCGCCACTGCGCGCGCTCGTTCTCGGGCTGAGTCGTGTCGTAGCCCTCGACGTAGATCGTGCAGAGCTCGTCGAGCGTGTAGAGCGGCCGAGGGTTGCGTCCGGGTTTTGTGGGCGTGCCAATCTCGCCGACATCATCGTCGTCGCCAGGCACCCACACGATGCGACGGCCCGCGAGACGCTTCTGCGGCTCACGCCAGCCGAAGGGCTGCTCGATGCCTGGTCGCTCTTCGGCGAAGCGTGCGACGACATCTTCGTAAAGCAGCTCGAGCGCGAGAACGGTGCTCATCGCGCACCGCCCATCGTCGCGCGAAACTCGCCCGTCAAAGCGGTTTCAATCGCACGCGTGACGGGGTCAGGGATGGCCTTGGTCGGGATGACCTGGCGACGCACGCCGCCCTTCGCTCGGCCGAGGTGATGAAGCGCGAGGTGGCCTTCGATTGAAGTGACCACGACGGACCCCTGCGCAGACACGCGCACCTCACGTGCGGCGTTCTGCAGCGGCCTCTCGCCTGCCTGGGTCTTCTTCCACGGCACGCCATCTGGCGTGGTGCCAGCGGCAATCGTCCGCGCGAGCTCGTTCTGCGTAGCGCGCGCGATGGCTGGCGCCGCTCGTTCAGCGAGACCAGGCAACGAACGGATGCGCGCGATCTGCTCGTCGAGGGCTTGCTTGCCCGACGAGTTGAAGCCGCCTCCCGTGCTCGCGCCGCTACTCATACGAGCCCCCAGCGTTGCGGTCTTCTTCGCGAGCCGTCTCGCGCTGTACGTCGGTGTGCACGTAGGGCGAGGCCTCGGTGTACGCACGCGGCATTGCTGCGCGAACGCCCGTCGACGCGGTGTCGGCGCGAAGTGGAAGGTCGAAGAGACCCGTCTCGCTGTTCGCAGCTTCAACAAGTTCCTTTTCCGCGTTCTCTGCGTCGAGGGCGATGGCCTGCCACTGCAGGTCGTTCGGATCGATGCCGCGCTTGAGGTACGCCACGCGCGTTGCGATACGCACGCACCACGCACGCACCTTCGTGGGAACAGGCGCAGCGAACGGGCACGCGTAGCGTTTACGGAGACGCGCGTCGACGTCGCTCGAGATGAGTTCAAGCTGACCCGCAACGAAGCCCGGCACGCGACTGAACAAGTCGTCGACGTCGCCCGACGGCATAAGCGTCAGGTTGCGAAACTCGGTCTCTGTGAGGTAGCTCGACAAAGGCAGCGGCAGGGTTCGAACCTGCGTACGGGCCGCGGCTTTCGCCGTACCCTGCACTGCACTGGATGCGCGGAGCCCGAAGGCTCACGCGCTTGGAATCACGCCGCGCGACAGCGGAAGAGCTGGAACGGATGCCCGGGGGCGACCGCGTTACGGCCTTGAGCAATCCACTGCAGCTCGCGCGCTCGGGCAAGCTCTGCGTCCGTCTCGGGGCCGACGTACGTGATCGCAACCGACTCTCGGTTCGAGTAGACGAAGGCGCCCATCTGCGGGGAGCTGAGCTCTTGCACGATGAGGTAGTAGGTCGTTGCCGACCCGCCCATCGCCGCGCCGAGCTCATCGGCAATCACCGGAACGCCGAGGTTCAGGTAAGAGACGATGCCTTCGATGTCGCCGGAGAGCGCGCCGCTCGCCGCCGACTGCGTGATGAACTTTGCGCTCGTGAGCTGCGTTGCGCGCACAGCAAGCTCAGGGGGCACCATGATGCCCGTGACGCGAAGCTTTCGAAGAAGGACGCCGTTCGGCATCTTGATGAAGCCGCGCACATAGGCGATGGCCTTTGCGAGGTTGTTCAGCGCAACCTCGGCCGTCACGCTCGTGTCGATCGGGAGTGCGCCGGGGTACGCTCCGGATGCGCCTCCCGTGAAGTCGTTCGCGAACGTGCCGAAGCTTGCGTCCACCGGATTGACCGGGTGGTCCGTTGCGAAGAATGCCTTCGAGTCGTACGCGGTCGGATTCGCGATGATGGCCTCGGCAAGCTTCTGCTGCGGCCAGTACGCGGCATGAGCCGTGACGTCGCGCGTCCACTTCGAGATCGCGTCAAAGCCTGCGCGGCCCGCGAGCTTGCCGCCCGAGAGCATCACTGCGCCGCCGTCGAGGTCTTCAAACTCCTCGTACTTGACCTTCAGGCCCTTGCGGACGAACTTGTTTTCGAAGCTCGTCTGCGCACGCATGAGCGTGTCGTAGGCGACCTCGCCGCCGTCGTGCGCAACCTCTTCGAGGGTGCCAGTGGACAAGAGCCACGAGAGCACTTCCTTCTTCGTGGTCGAAGGAATGGTCGTGGCGATCTTGTTCCACCAGATGTCTTGAGTGAGACGCTGGTAGTCCTCGTTCGCGATGCTCTGCACGCGCGTCTTGAGGTCGCTGACGAAAACCGGGGTGATGATGGATGACATCGGTCGTTCTCTTTCTCAGCGCTCAGGGCGCGACGGTGGAGCTGCAGGCCCACTTCCCGCCGAGGAAGCACGCGCGGACGAGATGGCGCTTGCTCAGGGTGAGAGCAGCGGTGAGCGACACGGGGCCCGTTGCGTCGCGGTAGGTGACCGTGTGGCCGTTCTTCGTGCCGTCCGCGATGAACGTGATCTCGCAGCCCTCAATCGCGTTCGCGGGGAGCGTGACCGTGCTGTTCGCAGCCGTCGTGGGAACGTCGATGAACGCGCCAGGGCGCGGGTAGTCCGGCACCACGAGGTCGCCAGCGACGAACGCGGGGACCGCCTGCGTGGGCGCAGGCATCGGCATGTCCATCATCGAAGCGACGACGACTCCGAGCGTGGAGACCTCGAGCACCATGCCGGCGCGTTGACGTCCGCCCGCAGGCGACTTCGACACGGTCGATGCGTCTTTGATGAAGCAAACGCGGCCGATGTCCGTTGCCGCCACCGCGACTACGGTGTCGTTCGCCCAGCGACGAGACACGAGGTCGTAGTGCAGGCGGATCATCACGCCTTGCGTGCCGTCGCCTGTGCGTGTCTCCGCGAACTCGCCGATGTCGACCGTCGTGCCCGAGGGGGCGATGACGACCTTGCCGGTTGCCGAGTCGAGGAATGCACGCTTGCCCTTTTCGGCAAGCAACGCGTTCGTGAGCGGAGGCGCGATGTACGCGTGCTCCTTCACCTGAGTGATGCGCTCTCCCATGGTCAGACTCCCTTCTTCGGAGGCGTGACGACGTCAGCTCCGAGAGTGATCGTGCGGCCATCCGCGGACACTGAAACGCCCGTGGAGGTGACGCGGGCACGACCCATCGCGAGGTCGATCGCTGGGTCGTGAGCGACCGCGCCGATTGCGTCGCCGCCCTTCTCGGACTCGCCACGCGTGACAGGCACCACCGCAGACGCAGCGGGCTTGACGTCGCGCCGTGGCATCGTTGCGACGATTGCCTTCATCTGGCCAAGCGGAAGCTTCGCCAGGGCTGCGCGCGTCTCCGCGCCGATGTCGGGGCGGTCCTTGAGAATCGCGGCCTTGCGGTCCGATTCGCGCTCGGCCTCGAGGATGCGCAGGCGCGCCTCAAGTGATGCCGACGTGTGAGCGAGACTTGCGCCTGGAGTCGAAGCGCTGGCTTCGTCGCCGTCTGGCTCTTTGTGCTCGGCCTTCTCTCCGTCCTTCTCGTCGCCGTCTGGCTCTTCCTCTTCCATCGCGGCGAGTGCCGCCTTGGCGCGAGACTTGGCCTTCTCGTCCGACTTTTCGTCATCGACGATTGCCTTCAGCGCCGCGCGCGCTTTCTCTTCTTCAGACATGGTTCCTCCGTCCTGCGCGAGGGGCGCAGCGCTACCGGCCGCGAGAATCGCGACTAGGTCATCAAGTGAGCCGACGCGGTCGGCGAGCCCTGCTCGCACCGCGCTTGCGCCCGCAAAGAGGGCGGCTTCTTGGCCACGCACGGCGTCGACGCTGAGCGGGCGATAGGTGGCGACGTGCGACGCGAAGACGGCCGCAAGCTCTTCGACACGGGCACGCACCGCAGCGCGTGCGCCGTCGGTGATGGCCATCGCGGGGTTGCCGTCGGTCTTGCGTGCGCCGCTCGCTACGAGCTCGATCGCGATGCCGTTGGCAGCGAGTGCCGCCGACTCATCGA